TTGATTCAGGAAGGTGAAAAAATTAAGTTTCTCTATCTGAAGACACCGAATCCCATTGGAGAAAATATTATCGCTTTCTTTCAACAACTTCCAAAAGAGTTTAATCTTGAGAAGTATGTTGATTATACTACACAGTTTGAAAAGTCATTTCTTAAACCACTGAAAACTGTGTTAGAATGTATTGGATGGCAATATGAACGTCGTGGTTCACTTACAAGTTTCTTTTCGTGAGGTATTATGAGTTTTTTACAATCTGTTATTAAGGAGTTAGATAATGAATACGCAAGTGTTGTTGAAGATGGAATCGCTACTGGTGACTGTGAATTTTTTGTGGATACTGGCAGTTATATTCTTAATGCCCTTATTTCTGGTAGTATATTTGGTGGACTTCCAGCAAACAAAATTACGGCGCTTGCTGGGGAATCCTCAACTGGCAAAACTTTTTTTGCTCTCTCAATTGTCAAACACTTCCTCAACAGCAATCCTAATGCTCAGGTAATTTATTTTGAAACAGAATCTGCCGTGTCGAAAGACATGATGGTTTCTCGTGGTATTGATGTAAAGCGTGTTGGTCTTGTTCCTGTATCTACGGTGCAGGAGTTTCGTACTCAATCTATCAAGGTGGTGGATGAGTATACAAAATTGAAGAAAGAAGATCGCCCACCTCTGCTGTTTGTTCTTGATTCGCTTGGCATGTTGTCTACATCTAAAGAGATTCAGGATGCAACTGAAGGTAAAGAAACCAGAGACATGACTCGTGCTCAGGTGATTAAATCTATCTTTAGAATTCTGTCATTGAAACTTGGGCAAGTTAGTATTCCTCTTATCGTTACCAACCATACATATGAAGTAGTTGGTGCATATGTGCCGACAAAAGAAATGGGAGGTGGCGCTGGTTTGAAGTATTCTGCATCTACTATTCTTTTTCTATCTAAGAAAAAAGAAAAAGAAGGAACAGAAGTGGTCGGTAACATTATTAAAGTGAGGACACAAAAGTCACGCTTCACAAAAGAAAATTCAGACATCGAAACGAGGCTATTTTATGACGCAAGGGGATTGGATAAATATTACGGATTACTGGAGTTGGGTGAGAAATATGGAGTATTCCAACGCAAGGGCAACCGGATTGCTGTTGGGGAATCTTCTGTTTATCCTTCTGTTATTCTTGCCAATCCTGAGAAGTATTTTACGCTTGAAGTGATGCAAGCATTAGATGAGTGCGCCCAAAAAGAGTTTCTATATGGAGTAGTGGATGGAGAGAATTGAAACAACCATACTACGCAATCTTCTATGTAACGAACAGTTCTATAGAAAGGTTGTTCCTTTTGTAAAACCAGATTATTTCAATGAGATTCATGAGAAAGTAATCTACGAAGAGGTGTGGAACTTTGCAAGTAACTATAAGTTAGTTCCTACCAAAGAAATGTTAACAATCAACTTAGAAAACAGGAAAGATTTAAATGAAGAAGTATATCAAAACGCAATTAAAACGATTGTTGAACTTAATGATTCGGCAGTCGAATACCAATGGTTGCTCGACACCACAGAGAAGTGGTGTAAAGACAGAGCAATCTATCTCGCCTTATTGGAGTCAATCAAAATCGCAGATGGAGGCAATCCAAAAATATCAAAGGATGCGATACCAAGCATTCTCCAAGATGCCCTAGCAGTATCTTTCGACGAACATGTAGGTCACGATTACATTGAGAATAGTGCAGAACGTTATGAGTTTTATCATCATGAAGAAGATAAAACTCCCTTTCATCTGGAATACTTCAATAAGATTACCAAAGGTGGTTTGCCTAACAAGACACTGAACGTTGCTCTTGCTGGAACTGGTGTAGGTAAGTCACTCTTTATGTGTGACCTTGCCGCTCATTGTTTATCGATGGGTCGCAATGTTCTTTACATCACTCTTGAGATGGCAGAAGAAAAGATTGCTGAACGTATTGATGCTAATCTTTTTAATGTCAACATCAAAGACCTGGTTGATTTGCCCAAGACAATCTTTCAAAGTCGTATCAACGAACTGAAAAGGAAAACACAAGGCAGGTTAATTATCAAGGAATATCCTACAGCATCTGCTCACGTTGGTCATTTTAAATCTCTTCTTAATGAGCTTCAACTTAAGAAAACTTTCAAACCCAATATCGTCTTTATTGACTACCTTAACATCTGTGCTAGTGCAAGATATAAAGGAGCTATCGTAAACTCTTATACCTATGTCAAAGCAATCGCAGAAGAACTCAGAGGATTGGCAGTTGAACACAACGTTCCTCTTGTCAGTGCTACCCAAACTACAAGGTCTGGGTTTGGCAATAGTGACGTGGATCTTACTGATACTTCAGAATCCTTTGGTTTACCTGCTACTGCTGACTTTATGTTTGCTCTTATTGCAACAGAAGATTTGGAGAAGGATGGTAAGATTATGGTTAAACAACTAAAGAATAGATACAACGACCCTACCATGTATAAACGATTTTTAGTTGGGGTTGACAGAGCAAGAATGAAGTTGTATAATGTAGACAACGCTGTTGATTTATCTTCTGATAAAGAAGAAGAGTATAACTTTGAAGAGATAACAGTGGAACAAAGCAAAAACACACAAAGTAAATTTACCAGTTTTATTGTATGACTATTGATCTTAATAAGTATGTTAAATTCGTTGCTTGTGTAACGAGCCCTGCATCTCGTGATAATACTGAGTTTATTAATCGTTTGATTGAACTCAAAGAACAAGGCGCAGATCCTCAACGTCTTCTGACTGCTGCTGCTGGCATTACTGCCGAAGGCGGTGAGTTTACTGAGATTGTAAAGAAGATTGCATTCCAAGGCAAACCATATAGTAAAGAAAATATCTTTCACATGAAACGTGAACTTGGCGATATTCTGTGGTATATTGCTCAAGCATGTATTGCTCTTGATGTTTCATTTGAAGAACTTGCTCAGATAAACTTTGAGAAATTAAATGCTCGTTATCCTGAAGGTACTTTTAGTATTGAACGTAGTGAGAACCGACTTGCTAACGACCTTTGATTTTTGCCTCCCCTAAATAATTGGGGAGGTTTTTTTATATGGCAAATAATCTTTCGTGGACTGAGTTTAAGAAACGTTATGAAAACAATCTCAGGCACGTATATACCAGAATTAAAAACGATCAAGCATTTAAATTAATTGAACCAGATGCTGCAGTAGCTAGATTGCGTGGACAAATGGCGAATGGTGTTACATTTTTTCCAACGGGATTATTAATTTTAACTCCAACAATTTCATCAAAAGGAAATTTAACTAAACCAACTACACAAGAATTTGAGAAAGTAATTTATCCAAAAAAATTTAATACGTTTAAAAATTTTTTAGTAGCAGTACAACAATATATTCCCAGTGGTGCAGTTAAAAATCAAGCTGGTGTATTTCCAGTTCGTATGTTTTTAATTAAGGGACAAACAGCAGTTGACTTCAATAAGTTAGAAAAAGAAGTTGATTTTGGTGGAGTTCCTAAGCGAGGAGAAAAAAGAAATATTTACTGGGGTAGGTTAGGTGAATTGCAAGATAAAGTAGATTCTACATATACATTGAATCAACCATCTTCAACAGAACAAGGAGAAGCAGATTTTATTGACGATGTTAATAGAGCAATTACTGCAATATTAGAAGAGAATCGTGTACCATCATTAACACTAAAAATTGGTAATCATACATTTAATAATATTGTTGGAGTTAATAAAGTAGAAGGAACAGTAAAAGCAGATTTAGCATTCGTTGCTATCAATGGTAAAAAATTAGAAGACGTTGGATTCTATTCACATAAGAAAGGAAAGCAAGCAAAAGATTTTGGTCAGTGGTCTGGTACGGTATTTCTTTATAATCAATATGATGTAGTAAAAGGATTTGTTGATTACATGCATTCTATCGTTGGACCAAATAAATTATATGATTTAGCAAAGATGGGACCAACTACTTTTGCTATGAATATTGATGCGCCTACATTGAGAAATTTAAGAATGTCTGCTATCTATGGAAAGGAGTGGAATAGTTCTCAACATGGACCATCTAATTGTCATGGATTATTACAGGGTCATCCTAGTATTAGCAAAAGAGGATTAAATTATATTCTTACTATGAGTGGTCATTATGAATCACATGGTTCCGAAATGACAGGAGATTATGTTCCTGCATTGATGTTAATGAAAAAAGCATCATCGGAAAATATTACTGCTGGTGTTGGTAGAGCAGATAAGGGTGGCAAACAAGATGGAGGCATTCCTGGGGGTCGCTTCTCGATCTACCCCATAGGTGGCAGAACTATCACTCATGTGGTAGAATGCAAGAACAACAAATGGACTGACCCAACAACCTGGAGCTGCCACTCGTGAGCAAGAATACTCACCTTGAACACTTAGAAGACAGCATCTTGTTCGATGGCGAAGAGGGTGCTAAGGATGCATTTACATTTCTGGATGCACTTACCAAAACTTTTAGTGGTACTCAGACAAGCAACTTCAAAATTACTACGAAATGGGATGGCGCTCCTGCTGTAATTTGTGGTATTGATCCAGAGGGAGGAGATTTCTTTGTGGGAACCAAATCAGTTTTTAATAAAACTGAACCTAAAATTAATTATAGTAATCAACACATTGAAGTTAATCATGGTAATTCTTCTGGTCTTGTAGCAAAGCTCAAAGTAGCATTAGAACATTTTTCAAAACTTAATATTCGTGGAATCATTCAGGGAGACCTCTTGTTTACGGATGACGCTAAGGATGAGAAGATTGATGGTGTAGATTATCTCACTTTTACTCCCAACACCATTACCT